CCCGCCAACCCCCCAGCCCCCATTTAATACGCATATACCCCCCCAAATTATTGTGGCTCAAAACAAAAAGAGGTCTTAACATACACCTATGCCAAAGCCTCCCAAACGCACGCAAGAGGAAATACTCGAAGACCTCTCTAAACCCTCCGCATTCGCATCTAATGTATTGGGCATCAATCTTTATGATTGGCAAAGGAAGGTATTGCGCGATTTAGAGGCTAGAGACTGTCGCGTAGCCCTGCGTGCAGCCAACGGCTCTGGCAAGACCAGCACCGTCATTTCGGCTATTTTGATATGGCACGCGCTCGTTTACCCGCGCTCAATCGCTGTAACCACGGCAGGCGTTTTCCGCCAAGTCGAAAGCCAACTCTGGCCTAGCCTGCGCAATCACATTGCCAAGCTTGGCGGTGCTTGGGAGGTCACATCTGGCGAGATTCGCTACCTCCACCCCAACGGCAACACATCACGCATTATAGGCTACTCAGCGACCGACCCTGGGCGTGCCGAAGGCTGGCACGCAGAGGACCACGAATACCATCCGTTGCTGATGGTGGTGGACGAAGCCAAGACCGTAGCCGACCCGCTGTTTGAGGCCATCAGCCGATGTCAACCAACCCGCTTGCTAATCGCATCCAGCCCAGGCGGGACTAGCGGTGCGTTCTATCGAGCGTTTACCAAGGAAGCCAATATGTGGCAGAAGCACGCAGTCACAGCGTTTGACTGCCCCCACATAACCAGAGCGCAGATTGATGAGGTAATCCAGCGATACGGCGAGAAGCACCCGTTGACCCGATCTATGATCTACGGCGAGTTTGTTGACATAGGTCTGGAAAGCCTAGTTATCAACCTTACCCAGCTACAGAACTGCTACAACACGCCACCTAGATTCAAGCCAGGTGTGCGCATAGCAGGTGTGGACTTTGCAGCGGGTGGCGATCAGAACGTGATCTGCATAAGTGACGGCAACAAGATCCTACCTATGATCGCTTGGCGTGAGAAAGACACGATGGCAGCCGTAGGCAGGTTTATAGTCGAGTTTAAGAAGGCTGGGCTGGAAGCAAACAACATCTACGCTGACGCAAGCGGTATGGGGATGGTTATGTGCGATGCCCTGGCTGAGTCTGGCTGGGTAGTCAATCGCGTGAACTTTGGGGCTACGGCCTACGACAACAACGCCTATACCAATAGGTCTGCTGAGATGTGGTATGGGATGGCAAAGAAGATTGAGGATGCCGAGATCATATTGCCAGAGGATGAGGACTTGACAGCGCAGTTGACTTGCAGGCGTACAATCACCAACAGCAAGGGCAAGCTCGGCGTGGAGTCAAAGGACTCAATGCGTGCCAGAGGCATAGCCTCACCCGATAGGGCTGACGCGCTTGCCTTGTGCCTTAGCAGCTCAAATAGCGGTCTTGACTTGACATTTCAGATAGAGCGTCCAACTTGGAAGTCACTTCAAGAAATGATGGTATCCCACGATCCCGTCATGGCTGGATTTGACCCAGGAGGATAAACACTATGAATATCTGGAATTGGATTACTTCAAATTGGCAAGAGATCGTAGCCGCTGTTGGTGGCATCGTTCTTGCTGCTCGCATCATTGTTAAACTCACACCGACCCCAGCGGACGATACGTTCTTGGAAAAGATCGTAAGCTTCCTCAAGACAGTCGGACTGAATATTAAATAATCTTTTGTGCTGCGTGCAATCCTTGAGATCATCGCAGCCGTGTTTCGCATCATTCCAGGTTGGAAGCAGAAGCGGACTCAAAACATCGAAGGCGAGTGGCGTGATAACCGCACTGCTATTGAGCGTGATTTGCGTGGCGAGTCTTGGTGGTTGCGCAACAACGACACCAGTAACACACACAACGGGGATAGTTGAAGAGTTAATGAAAGATAAAAATTACAGCGAGGTTCGCAAAAGCACACCAGCCGTTAAGGAATGGGCGAGGAAAGCATTGAATGCGGTCAACGATCTTTCATACGAACTTAAAGTGGAGCGCAACAAATGAACGCTAAAGATACCGCAAGAACAGATTACTATACGAGAATTATCGAGGCTCTTAACCAGCGTGAAACCTGGGAAAACCGCCAGCGGTTGTTTTACCAAGCCCGCTACTTTGGTGTACGCCGCAAGGTCAAGCCTTGGCCTACAGCCGCCGACCTGCACGTTCAGCTAATTGACACAGCGATTGAGAAGCTGAAGCCCAGCTTCGTCAACAGCGCGATTGGCAACGACATCCTTTCCAGCTTCGTACCGATGCGCCAGCAGTTAGCTCCGCTGACAGTCTCAGCCGAGCGTTGGTTTGATTACCAGATGCGTGAGCGTACCAACTTCCAGAAAGAGATTGTTTCCGTAATTGACAACTTGCTTCTCTACGGGCGTGGCGTGTCAAAGGTAGTCTGGAACGAGGACAAGAAGCGCATTGACTTTGAGGCAATTGATCCCTTCCATATTATTGTTCCTTCCTATACTAAGGAGTTCAAAGATGCAGATTTCATCGTTCACATCATCTCAACGAGTGTCGATTCCTATAAGGCAAATCCCTTGTACAAGCAGGATGAGAACTTTATCAAAACAATTTCGGGTAAGGCCTCAAAATCAGTGGGCTTACGAAGTGAGATTCAAGACGAGATTTACAGGCGTGAAGGAATTACTCAAGAAGCTGAGAACGACCGTATTGTCCTTTGGGAGATGTACACCCCGTCCGAGGATGGATGGAAGGTCGAAACTTATAGCCCGCTTGTTTTAACCGAAGATGTACGCAAACCTTTCACATTGCCGTATCGTCACGGTGAACCACCTTTCGTAGATTTCCCTTATGAAGTTACTGGTGGCGGTTGGTACAGTCCACGAGGTGTGGCCGAGATACTCCTCCCGAATGAGAACCTCCTCAATAAATTAAAAAATAGTCTCTCTGACTATGTGGAGCTTGCCAACCGCCCAGTTTTCGAAGCACAGAATCCCATCTCGCTAAACACATCGAACTTGAAGATGCAGCCTGGGCAGATTCTGCCACAAGGCTTGAAACCTGTTCAGTTCAGCCAGCCTCCATTTGACTTCCAGAAACTGATGCTCGAAGAGCGTCTGCTTTCCGAACAACGGATGGGCAATCCAGACTTTGGTGCTGGCTCGCAGTTCCAGGTGTCGGATCGCAAGACTGCTACCGAGATCCAAGCGTTACAGTCGCAGGCAGCAGCTTCTGGCGATTTACGCAATCGTATGTTCCGAATGGGTCTAGCCCATCTCTTCAAACAGTGCTGGTCGCTTTACACGCAGTACAACAAGAAGGACTTGATGTACCGCTATGCGGAAGAGACTGGCTCGATGCCACCCGAAGGTATCCACGATGAGTATTCGATTGAGCCGAAGGGTGGATTGGATTTCATCAACCGTCAGTTTGCGTTGCAGAAATCTGTGGCGCGGATGCAGATGTTCCAAAATAATCCTTTCATCAATCAAGGCGAACTGGTAAAGTCAGTGCTTGAACAAGACGATCCATCGTTGGTCCGCAGACTCTTCCAAGATCCAAACGCAGCCTCTGGCGATCAAGCTGAAGATCAAGCGACTGAAATCGCGACTATGCTTGCAACTGGATTCCCAGTCGCCATCAAGCCTAGCGATGATCACAAGGCGCATATATCCGTTCTCTTCGCGTTTAACCAAGCGGCTCAACAGCGACAACAGCAGGTCGATCAGAGCGCAATGCAAGTTCTGATGGCACACTTACAACAGCACTTGGCAGCCTTGGAACAGGTTGACCCCAATACATCCCGCGCTATCCAGAAACAGCTTCGCGATGCAGGTAAGGCTCAGATGCAACAGCAGGGGCAACAATTGCCTCCAGAAGCAATGCAAGGCCAAGCACCAGCACCGATGGCGGGTTGAAAGTACCAGTAATGCGGGATGCCTTCCAAGCGGAAGGCTTGGCAAAGTTGTGTGAGTGGGCGAATGAGCAAGGTGCAACTGGTAGGGCGGTTGAGATTGGCTCTTATAGTGGCGAGGGAACAGTAGTTCTTGCAAAGTATTTTAAGGATGTTCTTGCTGTAGATCCCTGGCTAAACGGGTACGACATCAACGACAGGGCGAGTCAGCAATGCCCGATGAAGTTTGTCTTTGACGCATTCCAAGAGCGCGTATCTCCATTTAAGAATGTTTTATATAGCAGGGGCAAAAGCTTGGATGCACTTGAATTCTTCAAGGATGGCGAGCTAGACCTAGTTTATATTGACGGAGATCATAGGTACGAAGGCGTGCTGGCAGACCTAAAGGGCTGGCGCAAGAAGCTTAAAGAAGGCGGGATTATGGCTGGTCACGACTGGAGTTGGAAGTCAGTCAAGATGGCTTTACTTGAGGAAATAGGACAAAAGGACTACACGCTATTCCAAGGCGATTCTTGGGCAATAAAGCTATGAGAAAACTAAAAGCAGCATTGGCGTTCATCAGAGATCAAGAATGGGTCAACGAACCGCAATGGGAAGATGAGGATGAGAAGGCGTGGACAGGATTCTTGTCAACCCCAACTGGCAAACGCCTTAGTCTCATTTTGCTTAACCTAACCCTGCGTCAGAATGGCTCTGCGGTAATGAAGAAATCAGAGGCACTTGCAGACGCTTGTGGTTATGCTAAAGGGTTCAGAGGATGTGTGGCGACTTTAGAGTCGTTGGCATCCCAAAAACTTAACTCCGCCATTCCAGGCTATGGGGATGGATCGGATGAACCAGTAGCCGACTAACCTTTAGGTAGAATGACTCCCTACCGAAAAGTGTAAGAAAGGGTCAAAATGGCGGATTCAAACAACCTAACTGAAGCGGATGTATTGGCGATGGCGCAAGCGGCTGACGAAGGACGGGATTTTAATCCTACTCCCAAGGAAGACGAAAAAGCCAAAGTAGAAACAGAAGCTACAGAAAAGGCCAGCGGAGATAACGAGCAGAAACCCGCGCCTGCTGATAAAGCCGAACAAACAAAACTCGAAGCCTCGGATGAGGTTTCAGCGACCAAGGAGAAATCCGAGGAAGCCAAAAGTTCTTTAACAACGCAATCTTCAGAAGACAAGTCGGAGTCGGCTTCCGAAAAGAAGCCTACCCGTTACGAGAAGGCTAAGTCGCGACTTGAGAAGGAGTGGGAAGATGTCCGAGCAGAGAAAGCCAGAATCAAAGCAGAGCGTGAGCAGATCGAGGCTGAAAGGGCAAGGAAGACTTCAGAAACTCCTCAAGGCGAGACAAAATCGAGCAGTCGCAAGTTTAGTGCGGAAGATTACAGGGAAGCAGCAAAGAGCTACCGTGATGAAGGCCGTGACGATCTTGCAAAACTTGCCGAACAAAAAGCTGGTGACATTGAAGTTGAGGAAAGGAAAGAGGTCGAGCAAAAGACCCAAGCAGAACTAAAGTCTGCCTGGGATAAAAATTTGCTTGATGAAGTGGAAGCAAATCCAGAACTTAAAGATTCAAATAGTACATTGTATAAAGCCGTATCGGAAATGTTGCAAAACCACGCAATCCTGCGTAATTACCCAGCGGGGATCAAGGATGCGGTTGGAATTGCCAAGGTAAAGCTCCAAGCGGAGTCCGCCTCCGATTTGTCGAAAAAGGTTGCAGAGTATGAGAAAGAACTTTCTCAACTCAGAAAAGCGACTACTCCAGCGTCTGGACAACCCAAAGGTCCTGCCAAGACTAAAGCTTTTCACGAACTGACTCTTGATGAGCAAGAACGTGAATTGATGAAAATGGCAAGCGAAGTTGACAGAGGTTGAGTAGTCATAACAAACAAGGATACTTAATTATATGGTAACTACTGGTTCAGTCAGCGCACAGTTCCAGACGTACTTCTCGAAGGCGTTATTGGAACGTGCAATCCCATTGCTCCAAATGGAGCAATTCGCAATGAAAGCCCCCTACCCGACCAAAACGGGTGGAAACAAAACGATTCGGTTCTTCCGCTTCGGCGATCCCAGCATCACTGCGATCTCCGCCTTGTCGGAAGGAACGACTCCTTCCTCTGGTGACGAGCGTGATCTCACGCTGTCTTCAGTTGAAGCCACGCTTGTACAGTACGGAAGCAAGATCATCCTAACGGATGTTGTTCTCGCAACCGAATTGTTCTCGCACTTGGCACAGGCCACCAAACAACTCGGCGAAGATGCCGCCCTCCACGCTGACACTCTCTGTCACCGCGCGTTGGTGCAGGA